CTTCGACACCTTCTTTACGAAACATTTGTTCCGTGTAATAAATATAAAAGGATCTGGATTTTAGTACAAGTTTATAACAGTAAAATTTTCCACAGAAAGAACAAAAGCCCTCGTTAAAGGGCTAGTGTTACACACAGACAATCAGAGGATGATCGGAAGTGCTTACGCACATTGATGATCGAATCTGATCTTTAATAAATATATCACAATCTTTGAATTATGTAAACATACTGGTAACATATATTTTGTGATAGCAGGAAGTTTATTCTCCGGTATAGGAGGTTTAGAATATGGTCTACATAGATCAGGGCTAGTTAGTGAAACAGCTTGGATGGTAGAAATGGATGATTTCTGTTGTTCTGTTTTAGAAAACAACTTTCCTGAAACAATGATCTTAAATAAAAAGATAGAAGATGTAAATCCAAAGTATCTACCAAAGATAGATATTCTTACAGCAGGGTTTCCATGTCAGCCGGTATCGGTTGCAGGAGCAAGAAAGGGAGTAAATGATGAAAGATGGTTATGGGATGAAGTTTGGAGATTTATTGATGTACTTCGACCACGATACTTCATCTTGGAAAATGTCCCAGGATTACTTACAGCAAACAAAGGGAAAGCCTTCGAAAGAGTTATCAAAGATATTTCCGAAAGCAGGTTGTATAGATTCGAATGGCAAATTGTATCAGCAAGATCAATTGGTGCGCCACACCTTAGAAAAAGATTCTTTGGAGTCGGTGAATTGGCCGACACCATCGACTCAAGACAACGAACACAAAAATTTGAATTTGAACGAGAAGGGCAGAAGAGTAGCCAAAAATGGGGGAGAGGACAGATCCTTGAATCTAGCAGACAAAGTTCAAGTAGCGACTTGGGAAACACCGAACACAATGGATCACTTACCACCGAGATCAGGGGAGGCGTTGGAGAATGTCCTGTACAGAGGGGACAAGGAGAGAAAATCCAAAAGGAAGTCGACAGGAAACCTGAGGGAGAATTCACGACTTCAAGGCAAGAGGCTGAACTATGGATGGGTAACACGGCTTATGGGTTTCCCAGATGGATGGCTAAATTAGGTGTAGTAAATGTATGGCAACATACATTAGAAAACTTCCCAACTGCAGCAGCAAGAGATCATAAAGACACATATGGAACTGTTTTGACAGGATCTAAAACAGGAGACAGGAATACTTTACCTTTAAATATTTTTAGAAAACTTAGAGATCAGATTAAAGATTTTGCTATGTGGGAATATAATATGCCCAGATCTATAGAAGATTATCCAGATCGTGTAAATAAGCTTAAAGCTTTAGGAAATGCTGTAGTTCCACAATGTGCCGAATTAGTTGGAAGACTAATCTTAAACTCTATCGGCACCGATAAACTTATCTTTTGTGATTCAATTAAGGAAGATCATCCTCAGTGAGTTGGCCTAATATATCATTTGTATTTAGGTCATTTAGCTTTTTTGTTCTATTTTTTTTGATTTTAGGATGTTTTATACCTTTTATTTTACTATTAGAGGCTAATCCAACACCAATCATCTCAATATAACTCATGTTATCCTTTCTTTTAAGCTATAAATATTACTATAAATTTTTTTTTAAAAGTTACAATAAAGTTTCTAAAATGTTAAATCTTCTTGGCGATAAACTTTTTAGTCTCAATGTTTATAGGGTTTTACAGAATTATTGACATTTTTTGTCACATGTGACATTTTGTGACATTTTGTGACTGTCACGCCCTAGAGTAGAGTAGACTAGAGTAGAATAGACTAGACTAGAGTAGACTATATAGGGAGGGAATATATATGAAAATAATGATCAGTTATGAAATGACAGAAGACTATATTGTTGATGCTGATTCTTTAGAAGATGCAATAAAACAAGTAAGTGAAATTTTTGAACATAAACAAAGTTCTCAGAAAGATCTCTTATGGCAAGAAAAAATAGACTATCATTGTCAAATAGATAAGAAATACGAAATAGAGGAATAATGGAAGAAAAAGATTACGAAATTAAATTTTTTGTAGCAGCTAAAGATGCAGATGAAGCTGTAGATATTTTTATGGATGGTATTCAAAGTATTGAAAGCAATGACTGGATACCAGAAGTTTCTCCAATATTAGATCCTGATTTGTATGATATAAAACCGGAAGGAACAATATAATGGCAGATTTTAATTTCCCACCTGGGACTAAAAGAGAAGATGCTATCGATGAGCTAATAAGCGATCAAGCTTTAAAAGAAGTTGTTTTAAAACAATTTAATTACATGAGAATCAAAGGTATCAATTTAGTTCAAGATGCTGATGATCTTGTAAATTTATATTTAAACATTTGCAAAAACTTCGAAGAGAAGTAAACTAAATATATATTCACTACGGATAGTTGAAAGACTGCCATAGTAATGTTCATAGAAAAAGCCTTTCGTGTGAACACTGATTAAAGTAGAAAGCAGGTGCCAAGACACCTGCTTTTTATTTACCCAAAATCAAAACCTGATGATGTATAGTGTATAGGTCGGCTACTAAACCGACTTCCTCCCATCATCGGCTGATTCGCAAGGATCAGCCTATTCTTTTTAATTCTTGTAAGATTTTTTTTCGACTGCCAGATCTCTTCTAATTTTCTTTGCTAGTCTTCTACGCTCTTTCCTATTCATAGTCGGAGCATGATCTTTTGATACTGTATATATTTTCATAAATCTATCTTAGATAAAAGGTTTCTAATATTTTTTATTTGTGATATTGTTAATACACTATGATACGAAAAATTGACCAGATAGACTTCACAGACACAGTACTAAGAGATACCACCACAATTGTAAAATTTGAGGCAGAGTGGTGTCAACCATGCAAACAAATTACACCTGCAGTAGAAGAACTTGCAAAGGAATGGAATGAAAAAGAATGTGAGTTTGTAGCGATCGATATAGATGCATCGCCATCAATAGCCAATCACTACAACATTCAAAGTGTTCCAACTTTTATTGCGTTTAATAAAGGTTTGCCAGTTTCTGAAGTCCGTTCTAATATTAATATTGGAAACATAAAGTCAAGTTTTAGTAAATTAGTCTGATATTTCTAGGAGCCTCTGCCCCCTGTTGTAAAAGCAGAGGCAACTAGATTTTTAAGATTTTTGTCACACCAAACAATTAATATAGTAAAATATCATTATGGGAGAGAATATGATTGAAAAATTTGAAGAACGACAATTTTTAAAATTCGAAGATAACACAACTTACGAACAGTGGGTAGAAGTAGGCAACAGTCTTATGCAAGCCACACAAAATATTATGTGGTGGTTAGGAGATTGGTGGAACTTCGGTGAACACAAGTATGGAGAGTTAGCTGCACAAGCTCTATCTATGAATATTCCATATTCAACATTTTCAAGTGCTGCAGCTGTATCTAGAGCTATACCGGTAGAGAGAAGAGTACAGGAACTATCCTGGAGTCATCATAAAGAAGTAGCTTTTATAGATGATCAAGATGTGCAAGACAGTCTTTTACTAGAGTCTGTTAGACAAGGTTTTACTACAAAAGGACTTAGACAAAAAGTGCAAGACTATAAAGTTGATCAGATTGCATCTGTATCAGCTCCTATAGATCCAATGCAAAAACATAACATCAATTACAAACCTAGTAATAATTGGAATTTTGGATATCCAATTCAAAACTTTGGTGTAGATACAATAGAGAAAACTCCACCTCAGATGATTGCTAACTTGATCTACTTCTTTAAGAAACCTGAAGATAAATTAGTTTTTGATTTAACAGACAAGTATCAAGTAACTTATGATGTTGCAGAAGCATTTGATTTAGATTGTAAGAGTTATGATATATTTCCTCATCCGGAAACTACAAAGGTAAAGCAATCGGATTTTGCAGTTCAAAAGTATGATAGATCTATATCTGATGCAGATATGGTTTTTCTCAATATGTTAGATTTTGCAGATAATCCAAATGTTCCTTCTGGACTTTTCATGAGGCAACAAATCTTGGATCTAGGAGTTTCAATGAAAAAAGATTCTACCTTGTTTGTTATAGCTAAAGACTTTGAAGGATGGGGTTTAGAAAGTACCTTTGATCTGGTTTTTAATGAATCCAATTTTGGATTATGTGAATATATTTCTATTCCAAATAAAGCTAAATTCACTAAAGATGAAGAGCTTTCTGCTATAGCGAGTAGGCATCTACTTCCAAAAGCAGGATATATATTGGTATTGACTAAAAAATATTAATAAATTTAGTTATACTTTACTAAATGGTTAACAAAGATAAAGACAATTTAACTTTTAGTTTTAATTCTGTAAAAGGTGCTGACAGTCAAGAGTTTAAATTTCAAATGCCTCAATTACATGAAGCGCAAGAAGTTGTTGCAAGTTCAGATGCTAGATGGAAAATATTATGTGCAGGTCGAAGATTTGGTAAATCAAGACTAGGGGTAATGCTCACATTGATTACAGCTATGCAAGGCAAAAGAGCATGGTGGGTAGCTCCTACTTATACAATAGCTAGAGTAGGTTGGCGTGAAATTCAAAATGCAGCTATGGGATTCCCTGAAAAATTTCCTGTAAACATTTCATTAGTAAACATGGAAGTTACTTTTCCTGAAACCGGAGGATCTATAGCAGTAAGATCTGCTGATACTCCACACAGACTTCGTGGTGAAGGTTTGGATTTCTTAGTTATGGATGAGGCAGCTTTCATCAAACCAGATGTTTGGCATCAAGTTTTAAGACCTACACTTACCGAAAGAAAAGGATCTGCACTTTTTATCAGCACTCCTATGGGGATGAACAATTGGTTTTATGAGTTATGGGAATTTGCAGAAGGTAAGGAAGATTGGGAGAGGTTTCAATTTGCTACCTGGGATAATCCCTTCATTGACAGAGAAGAGGTAGAAAAAGCTAAAGATGAAGTTGGATCTATTGTTTTTGCTCAAGAGTATTTAGCAGAATTTGTAGAGGCAGGTCAAGGTATGTTGCAACCTGAGTGGATAAAATACTACAGGGAAAAGTCAAATATGTTGTTTGTTGGTGGTGAGAATGTAAATCTTTATGATTGTACTAGATTTTGCACTGTTGACTTGGCTACCTCAGTTAAGGATGGATCTGACTATACTGTAATTGCTAGTTTTGCAATAACACCCAAAGGTAAAATTGCTATTTTAGATGTCGATAGAAAGAGGATGGAGGCTCCAGATATAATACCTCGAATAAGACAAAAAATGGCAGAATATGATTTACAATGGGTTGGTATGGAGCGAGCAGGCTACCAGCTTTCGCTCATACAATTTGCCAAGAGAGATGGTTTAGCTGTGAAGGAATTGAGAGCCGATAAAGATAAAGTTAGTCGCGCTCTACCATTAGCTGCTCGCATGGAAGCAGGTGATGTGTACTTCAAGCAAGGCGCACCTTGGCTAGTAGAAGTAGAAAGAGAACTTATGAGTTTTCCAGTAGGTCATCATGATGATATTGTTGATGCAATAGGATACGGAGTGATCAGCGCACAAATAAAGAGGGAATGGAGCGCATACTAAATGGCAGAAGATAAAAAATCTTTTTATCGTAGGACTGTAGATTATTTAAATGCACCTACACAAAGACAGCAAGAAAAAGCTAGTAGGTACAATCAAAGCACTTCTTTAGATCGTGCAGTTTATGGGTACAATACAGAGTCTGGATATTTTCCATCAGGCTTATTAGATGACATTGGTGATGGATCAAACAACTCTGCTGTTGTTGCCTGTTTAAATGTTTTGGCTACCTCATTTGCAGAGCCAAGACCATTAGTTTACAAAGACACAGATGATGGTGATCAGGAATTAATTAAACAACATCCAATAGCAAAACTTTTAGAAAGACCAAATCCATTTACTTCAGGTAACTTACTTGCTCACTACATGGTTGTAGCTTTGTCAGCTTATGGAGATGCTTATCTTTATAAGAATAGAAACTCAGATGGTAATGTAGTTCAGCTTGTACCTTTAATGCCAAATATGGTTGAGCCAAAAGGTGATGAAGATACTTTAATAACTCACTTCAAATACAAACCTTATGGTGGACTTGGAGGAGATAGTATAGTCGTACCTACCAACGATATAGTGCATATCCGAAATGGAATTGATCCAAATAACCATAGGCGTGGCTTTGCTCCTCTAAAATCAGTATTAAGAGAAATCTTAGGTGATGAGGCTGCAGGACAATATGCAGCAGCACTCTTACATAATATGGCTGTACCAGGTGTCATCCTCTCACCCAAAGATGATTCTATGGGCGGTCCTTCTAAAGAAGAGGCTGAAGCGATTTCTGCTATGTACAAACAAAAGTTTGGTGGCAAAAATCGTGGCGCTCCAATGATCTTATCAGGATCTATGAATGTTGAAGTAGTATCCTTTTCTCCAGATCAAATGAATCTTACAGAATTAAGAAAACTTCCTGAAGAAAGAGTATCTGCAGTTTTAGGTGTTCCAGCAATTCTTGCAGGACTCGGAGCAGGTTTGGATGCAGCAACTTATAACAACACTCGTGAATTAAGAGAGTTCTTTACAGAACAAAAACTTGTACCTTTATGGAAATCAGTAGCATCAGAATTGACACATCAATTACTTAGAAAAGATTTTGATGATGATGATGTATATGTTAAATATAACTTGGATGATGTAAGAGCTTTATCACAAGATAAAGATGATATTTATAAAAGAATGAACACTGCTGTACAAGGTGGTTGGATAACAATTAGCGAGGCAAGAAAGCAAGCAGGACTAAAAACAGATGAAACTCATGATCTTTATTTAAGACCAATGAACATGGTAGAACGCTCAGCCGATGGTAGCGCACCAAAAACTGAAGAAGAGCCAAATCAAGAGGTTGAAGATCTTAAAGATGCTGTTAAATGTTTACATGAAAAAGTCATGACAACTATTTCAGCAAACCCACAATCAGTTAGATCTGAGGTTATAAAACCAACTGCAACAGCTTTGAATGAAGAAAAATATGTTGCAGAGATGCCTAATGGTGCATGGTGCATACTTAATCACGAAGATAACCAAGTAATAAAATGTTACGAAACTGAAGAGGCAGCTAATTCAGCATTGAATAGAATGAAAAAAGCACCAAAGAAAATTACTAACTTTCCTAAATCAGGTGACAATCAGTCTATCTCTATAACAAACTCACAATATAAACAATTTCCTAGTCACGCTTATGTTAAAGATTTAAAAGAAAACTGGCCAGAGATTTGGAGAAGAGCAGGTACCGGTGGTAATCCTCCAACATCATTTACAGGTAACGATGCTTTTAATAGATGGACTAAATACAAAGGTGGAGATAGAAGTGAATCTGTACTTAATTGGGTAAAGCGTAGAGAATCTTTTATGGCAAGACACTCAGGTAATACAAAGCTAAATGGTTATATTGCTGTTATGAAATGGGGTGGAGTTACAAAGACTGGCGTAAGTGCAATGAAAAAAACTGTAAATGAATACAAAAAAGTAATTCGTGAAAGAAGAAAAATCCAAGAGGCATTATTACTTGAAATAGAAGAAAAAGCATTGAGTCAAGGTGTCAAAGATAGTCTTAAAAAGAAAGTCAGTGAACATAATGCTAAAGATCCTAAGTATCGAGCTACAACAAGAATGTTAACAGCTTGTTACAACAGAGGATTAGCAGCTTATCAAAATAACCCTGGATCAGTCAGAGGTAATGTAAGTTCTCCACAGCAGTGGGCAATGGCCAGAGTGAATGGCCTATTAAGAGCTTTAAGAACAGGTAAATTTAAAAGAACAGCTTATGATACAGATCTTCTTCCTAGCAATCATCCGTTAAGTTCTAAGAAAAATGCAACACAAGTTATTGAAGAAATAAATGTGTCAACAGAAGAGGCAGAGGCTTTAGCCGAAGTAGAAATGAATTCTGCTAGATCCGAGAAAGCAGCTAAAGGATCTATAAAAGTTGGAGATGCAGTCTCTTGGAGTATTAATAAAGATCCAGATCCACCATCAACTGTACATGGAATTGTAACTTCAGTAAATGATGATGAAGCAACCATGATGGTTTGGGCAATTATGGAAGATGGATCGCATCAAAAAACAGATCGATCTGTAAGACAGTCGATATCTAAGTTAAGAAAAATCAAAGACTTTAGAAGTTAACTTCTAAAAATTGGATTCTCACTCGGAATATATTCAATACCACGCACTCTTAATTTATTAATTAACCTTACTTGTTCATCTTCTGATAAAAAGGTAAGCCAATCATTAATGATGGCATTTCTTTGATACTTAGGAGATTTAGCAATCTGATCCATAAATACTTGGAATTCTGTTACTCTATCCCCATCATTTCTTTGTATACCCATTCTAGTAAATAGTCCCTATCTTCTGCTCCGTACTTAAAGTCTTTCGCAGCTAGCTTGTCTGATACTTCTAGTTTATTACGAACTAGTTTTATGGTCAATGTCTTGTCAAAAATATCTAAGGTACCTGTGTTGTCAGAGTTTATCGCCACCGAGAAACTCCCAGATCCAATATGCAAAGTCGATATTTTAGCAACTTCATTGTCCATGCAATAACTATACCACAGATGTGCAAACAAATGTTTTTTCGCATTGGCAATGTAAAATACACAATAATTATAAAAGACTGTCTACAATATTGTTATATTGGCTTTAGTCAGTTATTTAGTGCGCATTAGTAACAAAGTACAGGAGTAAGACAAATATGTCAGAAGAAAAAGAAATCAAAAATATTAATTTTGAGATGAAAGAAGAGTCAGACAAGACAGGGGAAGTTAAAGCAGTTTTCTCAGTTTTCAACGATGTAGATAGTGATGGAGATGTCGTAGTACCAGGCGCAGTCAAGTCAGGTTTTAAAGGTGGATCAGTACCAATGGTTTGGTCTCATAAATGGGATATGCCAATTGGTAAAGGTATGATCTCACAAGATAACGACATGGCAACATTTACCGGTGAGTTTTTTATGGATACCGAATCAGGTAAAGAGGCTTACAACTTAGTTAAAAGCATGGGAGATTTACAACAGTGGTCTTTCGGTTTTAGAGTTAATGATGCAGAGTATGGAAAATTTCAAAAGGATGGGAAAGATGAAGAAGATGTTAGATACCTTAAAGACTTATCGGTTTACGAAGTCAGTCCTGTACTCGTTGGAGCTAATCAAGAAACTTTCACCATGGCGATTAAAAGCGATAAGGAAACAGAAGCAAAAATCGTTCAATCCGTATCTGTATCTGATGATCCAGATCTGGGAGGGGTTAAAGACACTCTTACTAGTGATTCAATTAAACCTGAGGAGCCTAAAGAAGAAGTAAAAGATGAAGAGGAAAAAGCAGCTCCTAAAGGTGATACATTCGCTACTCCTGCAGAAGCAGAACAGCGTGCTAAAGAAATAGGATGTGTTGGATCACATATGCATGATGCTGATGGACAAGCAGTATTTATGCCCTGTGCCACACATGAAGATTACGAATCCAGAATGCAAAAAAGCACATCAGCTATGACTGTGTTAGCTAATATTGCAGCTGGAATGAAAGAAATTTTAAATTCTGTCCCAACTGATGATGCATCACTTGATGCGTTAAAAGAAATCAATCTTAGGATACTAAGTATTGTTGATGGAGATAGTGAAGTTTCAGAGAAGAGTGCCAGCGTGCAAGGCAAACGCTTTTCTGATGAGGTAAAAGATGTTCTTGCAGCATTGAATAACCTCGTTGCCAGAGTTCAATCTATAGGAGAACTCAGGAAAAAGAATAAGAGGAAGTTGGGAGTTTCTACAACTGAAGCTCTCAGAACAGTTCAAGAAAGTGTCCAAGATGCTTTCGATGAACTAGACAAATTCGTAGAAGAATTTGGAACTGAAGGAGCGTTAGAGATGGAAAGTAATGAAGTCGAAACTGCTGAAGATACAGTTGAAGTAACTGAGAATCCAGATCCTGAATTAGCTACTGAGGAAGTAGCAGAGGAAACTGTAGAGGCGCAAGCTGAAACAGAAGATCCTGCTGAAGAGCCAGAAGTTGATACTGGAGATGAAAGACAAGTTGATGAAGTTGTAAATGAAGCAGAAGAAGTTTCAGAAGTTGAAATTGAAGAAGTTGAAGTTGACAGTGAACTTGATGATCTTTGGTTAGAGAGTCAAAGAATTGCAACAGAAACTTTGTTGACCGACATAGAAATAGAAGATAACGAGATTATTGAGGAGATAGTATGAGCGATGTAAAAGATATTCGCAAAAATATTGCTGAAAAGTCAGAAGAGCTTAAAGGTTTATTCGAAACACTCGAAGGACAAGAAGGCGCTTCTACTCCAGAACAAAAGAATGCAGTCATTGAAAGAAATGAAGAACTTGCATCTTTAAGGGATGACCTTAAAGTAGCTGAAGCTAAATCTAAATTAGATGTTTCAGGTAACGCAGTTCCTAGCATTCCTAACCCATCAGAAGATGCAAAAGATTCTTCTTTTGGCTCAGAGTTCATGAAGTCAGCAGCTTATAAAGGTTATGTAGAGAATGGTGCTAAGAACTTACAAAGCACAATTCAAACAAAAACCAATTTAACCACAACAGGTTACCCACCAGAATCTTTAAGAGGTCCTGGTATTTTGGAAACAGCTCTTCGTGATCCTAATGCAGTAATTAACCTATTTGATCAAATTAATACAGATCAAAATGCGTTTGTTTATTTGGAAGAAACTACTTTCACAAACAACGCAGCTGAAGCAGCCGAGGCTGCAGCAGTAGGCGAAGCAGCATTAGCTTTCACCGAAAGAACTGCTACAATCTCAAAACTTGGCGTAAACATCCCAGTCACAGATGAGTTGATGCAAGATGTTTCAGGTCTAGAAGGATATTTGAATTCAAGACTACAAACCATGATGAGATTAAGACTAGACAGCCAGTTAATATCTGGTAATGGTACTTCACCAAACCTTGAAGGTATCTTAGATGCAGGAAAATCCAGTGTTGGATCAACTGCTTATGGATCCTACTCAGGTGGTTTGGGAAGAATCGGAGCTATCTATGGAGCAATCACTGACATTAGAGTGAATGCATTCACAGAGCCTGATGCAATAGTAATCCACCCTAACGACTGGTCACAGATCGTTTTGCAAGTCGATGAAGACTTTGCTGGTGATGCTACTGCAGGTTATACAGCTAAATCACCTGTATTCACCCAAGCCGGTGGATATGGTGGTGGCGTTGCTAACCAACTTTGGGGATTAAATGTTGTTGCTTCAACAGCAATTCCTGAAGGTACCATCCTAGTTGGTAAATTCGGTGGTGGAGAAGCAGCTCATGTTGTAATGAGACAAGGTATCGATGTCGCAGTTAGTGATAGTCATGGTGATAATTTTACAAAAAATATCATGGTGATCAGAGCTACAATGCGTGTTGGATTCCCTGTTTACAGACAAGCAGCTTTCCATAAGATCACAAGCGCTTAATAGCGTTACGATTTGAAGTATGGGGGCTATATGCCCCCATATTTTATAGAGTTAACAACAGGTAGGTTTCAAAGCGATATACAGTAAGAGCATACTTAAGCCACCTACCACGATTAGAAAGAGAAAAAATGCCTTATAATTCAAAACCAAAACCTAAAAAGAAAAAGCCTAAAAAAAGAAATAAATAAGTTAGGATTAATCATTATGTCAGAAAATTATATAAAACCGGAAAAGTCTATTTGGAAGCTACAAGATGGAACAATATGGGAAGGTCCAATGGCAGAGCTACCAAAAGCAAATGCAGATCTAATTGCTAAAGCAGGTTGGGAATATCCTGAGTCCTGGTTAAAAGAGCAAGGTTGGGGTAAAAAAGCTCCTGCCAAGAAAAAAGCTCCAGCAAAGAAAAAAGCAGCTCCGAAGAAAAAAGTAGAAACTAAAGCAGTTAAACCATCAGAAAATAAGTAAGGAGTAGCAATGGCTCTCTGTTCTTACACTGATGTTGAAACTATTGTACAGATAGATTTAAGTTCATCTTTACAAACATCTTTAACTAATAGTATTATCCCCTTTGCCGATGCGACAATCAAAACATATGTCGGATATGATATTGAAGTTGGCAGTAAAACTGAAGTAATATTCGGTGACAATAATCGTGAAATACAACTAAAACATCTTCCTATAAACTCAATAACCTCTGTTACTGAAGATGGCAATACTCTAACTGAAGGCAATGAAGCAGATTTTGTTTTTCATGAAAATGGTAGGTTAGAAAGAGTTTTAAATCGTTGGTCAGGATCTAAACCTAGAAATATAACAGTAGTTTACAATGCAGGATATTCTACAATTCCTGATGACATAAAGTTTACAAGTGCAAGAGTTTCTGCAAGAATACTTATGTCTGCTTTAAATTTAAGTAGTCAGAGTAAAACAGGAGCTGTGGAGTCACATCTCACAGATAGTACCAATGGGGCTGGTATGAGTGTAGTAACACAAGAAAGAATTGGAGATCTAGATGTAACTCTAGTGGATCCGTTAGCTTATTTTGATGGACCAATTCTAAAAGAATCAGATAAGATGCTACTTAACACACACAAGAAGCAAATCTTTGTCTAGTGGATATAGTTACTTTAACTTATATAATCGGTTTCCTAAACTATCATGGTTTAATTTCTGTCCACTTTAACGAATACACGAGAGAAAAAATTTATGAGGAAACACTTATAAACGAACAATTCGCTGAAATAATAAAGGGCGAAGAATGGAATATAAGGAAGAATCTCTAACTAACATACTCCGACTACAAGAGTTATGGTGGCAAGATGATGCTAATTGTAAAAACGCTGATGCAGATCTATTTTTTCCAGATCGTGGTGCATCTACTCGAAAAGCAAAAGAATTTTGTAATAACTGTAAAGTGCAAGAACATTGTTTAGAATATGCAATAGTGAATGCAGAGAAGTTCGGCATTTGGGGTGGCTTGTCTGAAAGAGAGCGAAGAAAGATTCGTAAAGAACGAGGATTGACAAGGAAAAGAAAAAATGCCAAGTAGAAAAGTTCCAAAAGTTGAAGAGGCTTATAAGCTCTTTATAGAAGATCCACATAAACCATTATCTGATTGGGCAAGAGAATGGGATTGTTCTCATGAAAGAGTCAGACAATTAAGAGAACAAAGTGGTTTAGAGCCAATTTCAGCAATAGATCACGAAATAGCAATTACTGTTATTGATAGAATTCGTGATGGCAAATACAGTCTTACAGTAAGAGAACTATATGATGATTTACCTATAGGACTTGAAAGATTTATGACTTGGATGCAAGATGATCCTGCTATATGGTTAGGTGTAAAAGAAGCCCAACAGTATGTTGAATTACAAAAATGGAATCCAGAAGAAAAACAATGTAAAAAATGTGGAGTCTTACAACCTATTAAAGAATTTAAGAAAACTCAAAAATATAAAGATGGTAGGCAGAAAGTTTGTAAAGAGTGCCTGATCGACAGTAAAGGTAAGCTAAAAGAACTCGATAAGCGTAGAGAAGAACTTAAAAAACTAAAAAACAAATTATCAGACTAAAGTAAGTGTATGTCTTACAATTATCAAAACTATTTAAAAACAAATGTAACTATTCAAAGTATGTCAACTAGTAGTATCGATGATAGAGGTTTATACAATTCTGATTGGTCTGATGCTACTGACACAGTTGGTAGATTAGTATCACTAACAAGTCAAGAAGAAAGTGGCACGACTGATCTATTAGTTGATGAATTTAATCTTTATATACCTTCGACAGTAACTGTACAATCTAACAATAGAGTAAAAATAAGTACAGATTATTACGACATCGAAGGAGTAGAAAAAAGAGAAAATCGTTTTGGTGATGATGTAATAAAGGTATTGAGACTTAGAAAGGCAACCTAATGGCCTATAGAGGGGGTATGACTACTCGCTATAGAAGTATTCTTTACAACTTTTCTGCAGGGAAATTCGCATCAGGTGACTTAATCTCTCTTAATATACAACCTCCTGTATTGAGGTCATTAAGAAATGATTTCTTAAATCTTTCAAAAAGTCTTGGTGACTTACAATCAATTGCAAATAAATCTGTTCCAACTCGTATACAAAGAAGATTAGCCGGTAGAGCTTTGGGTAGAATTGGTGGCTCAATCATACCTCAGGGATTTGGTCCTTTTAGTCGTTTAGCAAACCGAGCATATGGTAGACAATCTTCAAGAGTAATGAATAATTATTTTAACAAAAAAAGCAATGCTAAATTTACTTTAGATGGCAACAAGCTTACAAAGGAAGTCAGGAAGACTTTAGAACAAAATAACAGAGGTGCAGTAAAAGCACAGTACATAAAAAGCAAAAGAGATCTTAATAGTTTAGGTATTAACATTAAAGACTTCAACCCTGCAATTGTTATTAAAGAGATTCAGTTGTATATGATGGCAAAAGTAACAACTGCTGCTCCAAAGAAAACAGGTAACTTGAGAAGATCTATAATTAACAGAGGTTTTGATAATAGTAATAAACAATATTTAGCAACAGGTAGATTAACAATTGGATCTAGTATGGGTAATACAGGTAATATTGCAGACATGGCTCCATATTGGTGGAAGACACTTTATCCTTCATATTATTTAAATCAAAAAGGACAAAAATATTTAAAGAAAAATCTAACTAACCCTTTTTGGTTTGGTAAATCAGTGTTTAAAGGTATACAAAAAACTTTAGGAAATCAAGCTGTACAAGGTTTAAAATATCAAGACTTACAACCTCCAAGCCCAGGTCAAGAAAGTTTCGAATTATCAGAACGCAACTTTAAGGATGTAGGGGATTTAGGCGAAATAGACATACCCTTCTAATT